GTAATGAAAAAACGTGATAAAGGTTTGAATATGGCTGCCAAGAAAACAGGCACTTGGGGTCAACAAGAAGAAACAATGACAGCAGCAGATGCTGGAATACCTCAAGATACAAAGAACATGGGCCCAAGTAGATTACCTATGCATATCCTTAGACGTAAATTAGGATTGCCTATACACGTTACGGATAGAAGAGTAAGTAAAAAGAAACCCCCAAGATTAAAAAAAAAGTTTAAATTCAGTTAACTATGGCTAAAATATATTTGACTATTATTATTATGGGTATTGTAGGCAGCGTTGGTTGGTTTGCTTATAATTATTATGTTACTACACAAACTCGTATTGGTATATTAACCGCTAATAATGCAAAATTAGAAACAGCACATAAACAAACCGTAGCTGAATTTACTCAATATCAAAATAAAGTCACACAAGAAATAGAAGAGTTCAAGGCTGAATTAAAAAGACAGCAAGAACTTAATAATCAACTCAACGATAATTTAAAAAGATCTGAAGAAGCTAATAAGGTCATAGCTGAAATATTAGCTAATACAGATATTATAAAAAATAGTCTTGCTGATCCTAAAGCAAGCGAGGAAAAGATAAATGAAGAAGTTGATAACTTTTTCGGTGCTATTGGTTGCGCTACTGGTGATAAGTGCGTGCAGTCGGTTCCCTGAAAAAGAAATAATTACAATACCAACGGTTGTTGAGACACCTGAATTAGATAAACCTACTATTCAGATTGTCCCAAGACCTAATCCTGTTACTATGAAAAACGTAGACATAGTTGTTGTTACTGAAAGTAACCTCGAAGAGACTATTAAACGTATAAAGAATACTCAAGGTGATTTTGTATTGTATGCTATGACCGCTAATAGTTTTGAGGCTATAGCTCTTAATTTAGAGCAAGTAAAAAGATTTATTGAACAGCAAAATAATATTATATTATACTACGAAAATAATATAAAAGAGGGCGAAAAAACCCCTTGATAAATCTTTAAAAACCCTATATACTATATCGTAAAATAACAATTTAATTATAACCGCAATTCTGCGCAGGAGTTCATATGCTTAAAGTCGTTCCAAATAATAAAGACTGGGATACCAGAAATATAATGTCACAAACAAAATTTTATGAAGGGTATTCAAGGTGGGATGACGAAAAAGAAAAATACGAAACATGGGAAGAGTCTGTATCAAGAGTTATGGATATGCATAGAAATTACTATGCAAAAAAGATGACTCCTGAATTAGCACAACTAATTGATGAAGCAGAACACTTATATAAACTTAAATATGCATTAGGAGCTCAAAGAGCTTTACAATTTGGTGGAGATCAATTACTTAAACATCAAATGAGAATGTATAATTGTACATCAACATATGCTGACAGGCCACGTTTCTTTTCTGAATGTTTTTATGTTTTATTGTGTGGTGCTGGTGCAGGGTTCTCTGTTCAAAAACATCATGTAGGTAAACTTCCAACTATAGTAGAAAGAAAGAAACAAGCTAAAGGTTGGCAAGTAGAAGATAGTGTAGAAGGCTGGGCAGATGCTCTAGGGGTATTATTATCTTCTTATTTTACAAAGAACCAACAATTTCCAGACTTCGCAGGCCGTAAAGTATACTTTGATTTAAATGGTGTCAGACCAAAAGGTTCTATGATTTCAGGAGGATTTAAAGCGCCTGGACCTGAACCATTAAGAAGAGCATTAGATAAGATAGAACATTTATTGCAAGGTGTTGTATTATCAGGAAGAGATAAATTAAAACCAATTGAGGTGTATGATATTACTATGCATGCTGCAGATGCTGTATTAGCAGGAGGAGTTCGTAGATCAGCAACAATATGTTTATTTTCACCAGAAGACGAGGAAATGTTAAATGCTAAAACTGGAAGTTGGTTTATTGATAATCCTCAGCGTGGTCGTTCCAATAATAGCGCTGTTATTGTTCGTGGTGAAGAAACGAGAGAAGGCTTTAAAGAAAGAATGGTCCCGATTAAAGAATTTGGTGAACCGGGATTTTACTTCGTAGAGTCTAAAGAACATACAACCAATCCATGTGTTGAGATAGGAATGTTTCCACAAATCAATGGTAAATCAGGTTGGCAAGGTTGTAACCTAACCGAAATTAACGGAGGTAAATGTAATTCAAAAGAAGAATTTTTTAAAGCATGTAGAGCCGGTGCTATACTAGGAACACTACAAGCTGGATATACTGATTTTAAATATATCGAAAATACTTCTAAAAAAATATTTGAAAGAGAAGCTTTATTAGGAGTATCAGTTACGGGTTGGATGAATAACCCGGATATTCTTTTAATTGCTGCAACTCAAGTTGAAGGAGCTGAAATTGTTAAAAAAGTTAATAAAGAGGTTGCTGGACTTATTGGAATTAATCCTGCGGCCAGGACCACATGTGTTAAACCTAGCGGAAACGCTTCAGTCTTATTGGAGACAGCTAGTGGTATCCACGCCGAGCATAGTCCTCGCTATCTACGTCATATTCAATTAAATAAAGATACAGAAGTAGCACAACTAATTGCTAAGACAAATCCTTATATGGTTGAAGAAAGTGTATGGTCTTCTAATAATACAGACTACTGTGTAGGATTCCCAATTATAACTCCTGAAGGATCATTGTATAGGCAGGAACTATATGGCACTAAGTTATTAGATAAAGTAAAATTGGTTCAGAAGCATTGGGTAGAAGCTGGAACTAATTTAGAATTATGTGCTGACCCAACAGTACGTCACAATGTATCAAATACTGTAACCGTTATGCCACATCAGTGGGCACAGGTGGAAAATTATGTTTATGAAAATCGTTATTCGTTCGCTGGAATATCTTTCTTATCTGGTTCGGGAGATAAAGACTTCGCTCAAGCACCTATGACAGAAGTTTTAACCGAAGAAGAAATTGTTAATAAATATGGTAAAGCAGCTTTATTTGCTTCAGGGTTAATTGTTGATACCCGAAAATCTGGATTTAGAGATCTATGGGAAGCTACAATGTATGCTCAAATGGATGCAGATCATAGAGGTGAGATAAGTGATTTAAATAAAGAATGGATTAGAAGGTTTAATAAATTTGCAGATAATTATTTTATGAATGATACTAAGGAATGTGCTGATTGTTTAAAGGATGTATTCTTGTTACATAAATGGACTAAAATTCAACAAAATATTCAACCTGTAGATTTTGTATCGCAATTGGATCAAAAAAGATATACTGATATTGATACTATGGGTGCCACTGCTTGTCAGGGTGGTGCATGTGAAATTACATTCTAATGGATAAAGAATATTGGACAGAGTGCATTGCTTGTGATACTGAAACACAAGTATTAGTAATAGAGTCCGATGAAAATCCCCAATTTTGTCCTATGTGCGGTTCATCTATGGAATTCGAGGAAGTAGAAGAAGATGAAGGATAACGAAGTAACCGATAAATTTAGTTGGCAACAAGCAACATGGATGGCTAAATTATCTATGCATTCATATCAAAATGAAGCTGGGTTTAATAAAGCAATTAAACCTACTAGGTGGAAAGTAAAATTTTTTAACTTTGGTGGTACACAAGCTTATATTTTATCAGGGACAAAGAATTTAATATTAGTATTCAGAGGAACCGAACCAACACAATGGACCGATATTAAAGCTGATTTAAAATTTCGTAAACAACCCTCAATATCACTTGGCGGTGATAAAGAAGGAAAAGTCCATAGAGGATTTAAAGAAGCTCTTAATCAGGTATGGAAAGATATAAAAGAACATTTAGATTATTGTGATTATACAAATAAAAATGTAATAATTACAGGTCATAGTCTTGGAGCAGCATTAGCTACATTAGTTGCAGGAAGATTAAATCAACCTTCTGTATCTTTATATACTTTTGGGTCTCCTAGAGTAGGAAATGTAAAATGGAATTCATGTCAAAAATTTAGACATTATAGATTTAGAAATAACAATGACATTGTAACACGTGTTCCTCCTAGATGGTTAGGCTTTAAACACAATGGCGAAATACAATACTTTGATTATAAAGAAATGGTTAATACCGGATCTGGATCAATGTATATGTTTAAAAATTGGGTTATGGGTATGTGGCGTGGTTGGTTTTCATTAGCTGGTTGGGATAGTTTCAGTGATCATGATATATCAATGTATTATAAATTGTGCAAATCCCAGATGATAGATAACGCCTAAATAATGGTATGTGGTTATATAATGATAAAGAATTTACAACAGCTCCTGAAGAGTATCAAGGATTTGTTTATGAGATTACAGAGAAGTCAACCGGTAAAAAATACATTGGTAAAAAGTTTTTCTGGAAGCCTAAAATTCTCCCTAAAACAAAGAAACGAAAAAGACGTATTAAAACCCGTGTGGAATCCGACTGGATGGATTACTACGGTAGTTCCGATACCATACGTAGAATCGCGTTAAACGAAGGCTATGACGCCTTTAAACGTGAGATATTACGATTATGTAAGACTAAAGGAGAGTGTAGTTACTACGAAGCTAAATTACAATTCGAAAATGATGTATTATTAAAAGATGAATATTATAATGAATTTATTGGATGTAAAATACATTCTAGGCATTTACCGGGTTGACATTAGTTTAAAAGTGTGTTATAATATATTATGTTTTGTCAGACGTGACGAATCGCAATGTGACTGAATAATTCCTTTGAAGAAGGGAATAAGGTATACTGTCGGGTTTAGCGACCTATCCTTAGCGGGAAAGACGGTAGTTTAAGGCGAGGTCAGAATGGTATTCTTCCAGAGCCGAGATGTAGGTAAACCTAATCCTACCATTGCACAATAAAGGAGGCTAGTATGGTCGATGAAACGATTAACCTAAAAGAAGGTTATACTGAATATGGTTATCGAGGCCTAGAGGAAATAAAAAGACTTGAGCAGACGATAGCTGAGTTATTGAAAAAAATTGAAAAACTAGAGAATGAATTAAATGATATTAATAGATTATAATGCTATAGCAATTGGTAATGTAGTTACCCAAAAGTTAGATATTGATGAGGATCTTGTTAGACATATGATCCTTAATAGTTTAAGAATGCATCGTGCTAAACATAAAGATAAGTTTGGTGAATTAGTTATATGTTCTGATGGTGGTCGTAATTGGCGTAAAGATTTCTTTCCTCCTTATAAATTTAAAAGAAAAGATGCTCGTAAGGTTTCTAAGTTTGATTGGAAAGAGTTATTTCGTATTACTGATATGGTATTCGAAGAATTAAAAGAATATTTTCCTTATAAAGTAGTATGGAATGATAGAGCCGAAGCTGATGATTGTATAGCTGCTATAGTAGAAACTACACAAGAATTTGGTAGTGGTGAAGAGGTTTTAATTGTATCTGCTGATAAAGACTTTGCACAGTTACAAAAATATAATAATGTGTCTCAATGGTCTCATATGCAAAAGAAATGGATTAAAGAAGAAAGACCTCGTAGACAATTACAAGAATTGATTATGAAAGGTGATACTTCTGATGGTGTGCCTAATGTATTATCTAATGATGATTGCTTTGTAGAGGGTGTAAGACAGACTCCTTTAAGGCAAAAGAATTTAGATGAGATGATTAATCGATTGTCTGAGGTTACGGCTAATCTAACTAATACTCCTGAATGGTATCGTAACTATCTAAGAAATCAGAAATTAATAGATTTAACACAAACTCCTAAAGATATAAAAGAGGAGATTATAAATAGCTACACGACACAAGATAAATCGAACTATAAAGCCAAAGTATTTCCTTATCTTGTAGAGAAAAGATGTCGTAGATTATTAGAAGATATAAGGGATTTTATATAATGGTTAATAAAACTACATACCAAGCTTTTGAAATATTAAATAAAGTATCGGAAGCTAAGACTAAAAAAGAAAAAATTAAACTTTTAAAAGAACAAGATAACAATTGGGCTTTAAAAGATATTCTCAGAGGATCTTATGACGATGCTGTTCAATGGATTTTACCTACTGGTAAAGCTCCATATGATCCTGCTCCGGAAGAATCACACCCATCAAGTTGGTATCAACATAATCGTAAACTAGAAAATTTTGTTAAAGGTGGTCCTGGAGAACGTCTGAGATCATATCAACGAGAAAAAATCTTTTTAGATATTTTAGAATCAATACATCCTAGTGACGCAGAATTATTAGTCCAAATGATAAATAAAAAATTAGAAGTAAAAGGTATAACTAAAGCTTTGGTTAAAGAAGCTTATCCGAAATTGATATTAAAATAATGCCTACATATAAAATACGAAATAAAAAAACCCAAGAAACTTTTGAAGAGTTCATGACGTATAATGAATTACAAGAAAAGTTAAAAAAAGATCCTGACTTAGTACATATGCTATCAACACCTGCTTTTGTTACACAATCCGGTATGACTATTAACAAAACCAGTGATGGCTGGAAAGATGTATTAAAGAAGATAAAAACCGGATCCGCAAAAGACAATACTATAAACACATAAGGAGAGCGTAATGGCTTTTAGTTTATCAAATAGGTCGAGAAAGAAATTAGAAGGTGTACATCCAAATATGGTAGCCGTTGTCGAACGCGCCATAGAATTAACGAAGGTTGACTTCGGTGTCACATATGGTGTGCGTTCTGTTCAAGAACAGGAAAAACTAGTTGCTGCTGGACGATCACAAACTATGAAATCAAAACATTTAGTCCAAGATACAGGATTTTCACATGCGGTAGATGTAGTTGCATATGATGGATCTAATGTTGTATGGGAATTAAATGTATATGATGATATTTGTGATGCCTTTAAAAAGGCTGCAGAAGAAAAACAAGTAGCTGTTAAATGGGGCGCAGCATGGTCAGAAGGTGATATAAGATCATATTCTGGGACAGCAGAAGATGCTATGAATGCATATATTGATTTAAGAAGGGGACAAGGCAGACGACCATTTATTGATGGTCCACATTTTGAATTAATGACCTGATGGATAAGTCCATGGCCAAATTTCCTAGATTTGATACTCGAAACAAGAATGAGGGTAAGCATAAAAAATTAGATCAACAACGAGAATTAAAAATTCGTAAATCTGATTCTAAGCAATTAAATGAGGTAATGTTTGACGATGCACACGACTATGACGAATACGAACCTCAAACCCTTTCAGAATAGATTACCTGACTTTTTTGAAATATATAAAGTAGATAATCACCTCGAGCATAAGAAAAAACTTCTTGGACTAATAGATGATATGGTCCAAGAACATAAATTAACATTTAATGAAATGGGTTACTTGTATGATTTTAATCAACCCAAGTTACCTAGAAATTATGGATTATATTTTGATCATGTTTTATGGCCTTACGCTATAGAACACGGCGAAAAATATTCATTGAAAATACATAACTTACAAAAAGCCAAACCATGGTTTCATCAATATTACCAATCATCTTCTTTTGGTTGGCATCAACATAACGGTCATTGGGCAATAATTTATTATGTTGAATTACCAGAACCAAAAGAAGCTACAGAATTTTTAGATTATGGAACATTACCAGTTGAAGAAGGAGATTTAGTATTTTTTCCAACCTTTTTAAATCACAGATCACCTGTAATAAAAAGTGATAAAAGAAAAACTATTATCTCATGTAATTTAGACTACACTGTAGATCGGGAGTATATCGATGAACACTATGGACACCATTCCTACAAGAGAATTAAGCATAGCCGAATTATTAAATAGAAGAACCGAGTTCGAACATTTAATAACAGATCGCAAACCTTTTCGGCTGCCTAATCACGAAAGCGATATTGAGTCGTTAAGATTCTTCATAAATAATGGTCATAAAAGTAATCGCTTTAGGAAAAATTATAAGCGAGCTCGAGAATTAGCTGCTGAGATACTGAAACATTATGACGAATCTATGGAATCTAATTGTATCAGATTGGAAGGATAATCATGGTATAAGTAATATTAAATGGAAGACAACTGTTGGTGTTGGCGACAGTATGTATGCATTTAATTCCGCTTATATGAGAGCCTTTATAAATCAAAGTCCTGTTAATTTAGAACTCCATCACCATTTCCCCAAAGATTATTACTATCATTATGAAGATCCTGAATCTGTCGATTACAGGTCTGATTATGTTTTAAACAGATATATGTGGAAGGATATCGTTAATGTAGAATATGTTTTTAATTCCAAAGATTATGCTTTATATGAAAAAAAATATACTGGAGTTAGAAAACCTTGGTCTAATTATTCAACACCCTATAAACAATGGATCTTTGATCAAAGTCTTGATACTACATCAATACCATATAAAATTGTTTTATGGCGACCTACTTTTAATACAGATCAACAAATAAAATTATCAAAGGCACCTTTACTAGATCATGAATGGGAAAGGTTAATAGAGAGATTAAAAGATTTTGGATATGATGTAATAGAACTTGGTTATAGAACACCTATAAGTGAAGCTGTATATCATATCAGAACATGTGAATGTTGTATATCCTATGAAGGCATGTGGCATTATATTACAAAGAATTTTTTTAAACCACATATCGTATTAGGCAATGCTAAGATAACTAGATGGCATACTCCAGCGGCTATACAAATAAAAGAAAAGAATTTTTACATAGATACTGAATTAAAAAAAATAACATACCATATCGAAGCCGCAGAAGAAAAAGCTTATAATTATAAACAATACTTTTTAAAATTTTTAAATGGTTGGTAAATGCAAGTAGATAGAGCAGTAATAGAAATTAATGGAGGATGTAATTACACATGTCAAATGTGTCCTCAAACTACTCCTGAAGGTAAGACTGGTGCCAGAGGTAAGAACTGGACCGGTAGAATGTCTTTATCTGAATTCGAAAGATATGTTGCTGAGTGTGCTGAATATGGATTAAATGTTGTTAATTTAGATGGTTCAGGAGAAGCTACTGTTTTAAAAACATTACCTCAGTATATTTCTATAGTAAAAAAATATAATGCTAAAGCTGTTATATTCTCTAATGGTATGAGAATGTTTGGTGATTATATGAAACAATGCGTTGATGCAGGATTAGATTTTTTTAGATTTAGTATCATTGGATATGATTATGACACATATAATAAATGGATGAATAGTAAACATTTTTATAGAGTAATAAGTAATTTACACGAAATGAAAAAATATGTTATTCAAACACAGTCTGATTGTGTAGTAGCTACATATCATTTGATATTAGATAATAATAAAATTGATTATGAGGTTGAACAATATAAAAAAATAGTAGAATCGGCTCGAACCGTAACAGAGATATGGAAAATGCATAACTGGAGTGGAGTATATGATCCAGCATATGATAGAGAAGGTAAAAAGAAAACATGTGGTCGACCATTCTCACCAGATCTTGTAATCCGTGCCGGCGGCCTTGATGGTAAGTCAGGAGCGGTTCATCCATGTTGTCAGGTTCTAGGAAGAGATGATGAAGCTGTATTAGGACATGGATCAGAAAATACTTTAAAAGAAATATGGTATGGTGATAAATATACACAATTAAGGAAGCAACATGAGACAGGAGACTTTCCTGACTTTTGTAAATCTTGTGATTTTTTGATTGATGATCCAGAGGTTTTAGTATATACTAATCACGATCGAAAAAACTATAAAATGTATGGAACAAAATTTAGTTTAGAAGATTACAGATGAGCGTAACAAACGATACTAGAGTATATGTTATTGGGTATCCACACGATACTAATGGCATGAAAGATATAAAAACTACCATAGATTCATTTGAAGCTGTGGGGTTTACTAATGTAATAATGCAAGAAGTATGTTATATTGATAAATTAATTAAACATAGAAGCACTGCATATCCCTTTAATATAAAATTAGATCGAGAATCTGGAATACATAAAATTGAAGAATTTTATTCTTTTTTTAATGTTCTACGAAAAATAAAAGGTCGAAGGGAAGATAAAAAAGGTGTTATCATTACTCGTGCAGGCGCTAAGTTACAACGTGACTTATTAGCTGATCCTTATATTATGCCCACTTTACCAGACGAAGGTAATCGTGTATCTTTACGTGATATACCTGTATGGCCATTAGCTAGAGGCAGTGTGTCAGAAAGAATAATGCCATCATATGGTACATGGATTCAACCTGAGGTTGCTTGGAATTTAGTAAATAGAACATGTAAGCCTAATAAAAAACTTAATAAGGGTGACATGAAAAAATGGGGATGGGAACCGATTAAAGAAGATATTGAAAAATATTTAACTACTGAGATTCGTAACTATTATGATAATTATAATTCTCCTAAAATATATAGATTAAACGGTCCTTATCATTTATGGCATCAACAAGTTAGATATGCATTTAGAACAGGCTTACGACCAGTAGCAGTACCAATAAACGTTCATGGATTATAAAGTTTATATGATCCGGATGAAAGATCATCCGGTATCGCAATTATATTATAACTTAGTTGCAGATAGTTGGAAAGACTATAATCTTATATCTTTTAATGCAACAACTCCAAAAGATTTAATATATAAAAATCAATTACATTTTGGCAAAAAAGGTGATAGAGAATTTACTACTACTGAACAAGCAGTATGGTATAGCCATTTTTATCTTTGGTGCAAATGCATAAATCTTGGTGAAGGTATAATAATAACCGAGCATGATTCCAAATTAGTAAAACCCCTACCAGATTTATCCAAACAAGGTTATAAGATATTATCTTTTCTTAATAGAGATTTTGGTAAAAAAGGTGTTGACATTTCTCCAGGATCAGGTTATTATATAACAGTACCTGTTGCGGAAAGGTTAGTAGCCCAAGCCGTAGCTAGGCCAATAAGAATGAATAGTGACGGTCATATATGCCAAATAATGAGTATAAAAAAGCAATTTCAAATGGATGATTATTATTACATTGAACAGGTTAGTATTGACGGCCTAAATACCATTAATCACCACAATCCCCATAGAAATTTTATAGGTTTTGATTATGAAGAAAACATTGATCTACCAAGTATACACAGGCTCTAGATCTGCACTATACGATCGTTGTACACAATCCGTAAAAGAATATGCAAGTAGAATAGGAGCTTACTATGCAGTACAGCGGCAACCTATTCTTAGAATTAAACCTGATGTATTTGCAACTAATAGGAGTAAAGAATCTTATGAAAAATATGGTGGCTTCCTTCCAATCTATGAGAAAGAAAATGCGTTTAATTATCTTGAGGCCTATGATAGTGTCGCTGTTATTGACGCTGATGTATTTGTTCGGAGCTCTGTCAGTGAATCCATTTTTGATAGCATCTCTCATCATTATCATTTTGCTGCTGTAATAGAAAGAGATATGCCTATTACAGAACAGTATAGGCAAAAGATACATAATTACTCTCATATGCAATATTCTAATATTGAAAGTGTTAATTGGCATTGGAATAGTGACGGTGCTGAGTTTATGAACATGGGTGTTATGGTTATGAATAAATCAATATTACCTTTTTTAAAAAATCAAACTCCTACAGAGTTTTTAAGAAGACCCCGCTTTAAAGACTTTATAGACGGTCAGGGAGCATGGAAATGGTCTACAGATCAAACCTTACTTAATACTTGGATACGTGAAGAAAAGATGCATGTTAAACATCTTGATTGGAAGTGGAATGGTTTATATACTGCTAACACAAAAATAAATGAATGTAATTTTATACACTTTTTCTTAAAAGATTTATTGCCTAATAAAGGAGAAAATGTTAAACAATTAATGGAGGATATTAATGCCTAATGTTGTCATAACCGGTATGGCTGGTTTTATAGGGTTTCATACAGCTATAAAATTTTCGGCTGACTGGGATGTTTATGGATTTGATAATTATAATGAGTATTATGATAGTAGTTTAAAACATGCTCGAGCTAAACACTTACAGGAAAAATATGATATAAAAGTTCACGATGTTGATTTGCGTAATAAAGAAAGCTTAGATAAATTTATTGAAAGTTGTAATCCTGATTTAGTTATTCATTTAGCTGGTATGCCAGGCGTAAGATATTCTATGGATAATGCTCAAGAATACATTGATAATAATGTAACCGGAACTTTAAATCTAATACATGCATGTGAAAACCACAATGTAGAAAATGTAATATATGCTTCTACTTCCTGCACTATGCACGGCAATCCTTTACCTTGGAAAGAAGATGTAAAGTTGGGTCATCAATTAAGTCCTTACGGTTATACTAAACAACTTAACGAACATATGATGCATATATCTAAAATACCTAATGCAGTAGGTTTAAGATTCTTTACCGTCTATGGACCTTGGGGAAGACCTGATATGGCATTGTTTGATTTTACTAAAAAGATTTTAGATGGCCATTCTATTATGGTATTTAATGATGGAAATATGAAAAGAGATTTTACTTATGTTGATGATATCGTAGCTGGTATAACAATTGTCTCAGAAAATATGACCGTTCGGGATATCTATAATATAGGTAATGGTAAACAAGTAGAACTTATGGACTTTGTTAATTGTATAGAAGATAACCTAGAACATACTGCTGAGATAGATTTTAAACCGAAACATCCTGCGGATGCACAAGAGACATGGTCGGATTGTACAAAATTAAAACAATTAGGATATGATCCTAAAACGCCTATAGAAAAAGGAGTAAAAGAGTTTGTACAATGGTATAGAAATTATTATGGGAGAAATGAATGAGAGTATTAGTATTAGGCGGTGATGGATTTTGTGGTTGGCCTACAGCTTTAAAATTATCTAAAGCTGGACATGAGGTTCATATTATTGATAATTTTTCAAGACGAAAAATAGATGAAGAATTAAAAAGTAATTCTCTTACTAATATTGCAGATATGTCTGATAGATTACAAGGAGCATATGACCATGGAATGGTGCTTAATTGTGCTGATATAGATATAGCACATAATTATGGTGCTCTAAAATCATATATAAAAGCAGCAAGACCACATGCTATTATTCATTTCGCAGAGCAACGATCCGCCCCATACTCAATGATATCAGAAACAGAGAGGAGATACACAGTTGATAATAATGTTTTATCTACTAATAATGTTCTCAATTGCATTCTTAGTTGCGATGCTAGTATACATCTGGTACACTTAGGTACAATGGGAGTATATGGCTACTCCAAAGACTTTGGTAAAATACCTGAGGGTTATCTCAATGTAAAAATTAACTCTACAGAAAAAGATGTAGACATTCTTTATCCTACTAATCCCGGTAGTGTGTATCATATGACTAAATCTCTTGATCAAATACTATTTCAATTTTATAATAAGAATTGGGGATTAAAAATTACTGACCTGCATCAAGGTATATGTTGGGGTACTCAGACTGAAGAGACTATGCTAGATGAACGATTAGTTAATAGATTTGATTATGATGGTATCTATGGAACAGTATTAAATAGGTTTATATCTCAAGCAGCTACAGGCAATGATATAACCGTTTATGGAACTGGTGGTCAGACTAGAGCATTTATACATATACAAGATACTGCCAATTGTGTTAAACTAGCAATAGAAAATCCCCCAACGAAAGATAAAGTAAGAATATTTAATCAAGTATCTGAAGTTAAAAATGTTAAACAATTAGCTTTATTATGTGCTGAAGCTTATGGTGCTGAAGTATTATATTTAACTAATCCAAGAAAAGAATTAAAAGAAAATGAATTAGAGGTAGATAATACAGGTCTTTGTAGTTTAGGTTTTGAGCCTATAACATTATCTCAATCATTAGTCGATGATATTGCCTTTATAGCTGAGCAAGCAAAAGATAATTTTAATCCAGATAATATCCTAACATCTCCAAAGTGGTAATGAATTTATTAGACAGTGTAACATATTCTCAATACCAATTTCCTACCACTAAAGTCTATCAATTAGCTCAAAAGGTAGAAGAATTTGGTAGAGAATGGAATAAGTGTAATGTGAAAAGTTTTAGGCGTTGTTTAGATATAGGTGCCCATGTTGGAGTCTATGCTTTTCAATATGCACAATTATTTGAAAATGTAGAATGCTTTGAGCCAATACCTAGTTTATATGAAATGTTAGATTATAATACAAAACCATATAAGAATATTAATTGTTATAACATAGCCGTATCAGATAAAGATGAATCCCTTTTAATTTATGAGAATCCCATACGTACCGAAAGTAATGTAGTAGTATCAGAAGAAACAAAAGCTTTATTAGATACTAGATGGACAGGTAAAAATTCTAAATGGAAAGATCAAAAACCCATTACTGTGAAAGCAACATCAATTGATAATTATGTATTTGATGATGTAGATTTTATTAAAATAGATACAGAAGGATATATTACACCTATTCTATTGGGATTAAAAAATACATTACAAAATAATTCACCTGTTATCCAAATGGAAGCTCCTAATGAATTAAAAGAAGAAAATCAATTTCTAAATTCTTTAGGTTATAAAAGATACGACAGATTAGGTGAAGATGTATACTATATAAGGAAATAATATGAAAACATTAATATATCAATATAGAGACGGTGAAGAGACAAGTGAAAGTAAATATAGTGTCGAGTGCTTTAAAGAATACGCCAAGAGAATAAACTCAGAACATTTATATGAACATGATCCTAAATTTGTAACTAATCTTGGAGCATTCTCTTCTCATTACGGTTGTTTTAAACCTATATTTGAACCGTCGATAGCAGATCAATATGATTATGTTTTATATGTTGACACCGATGTATTTCCAGTAGAAGCATTAACAGAAAACATATTCGATCAATTTAAAGGAACAGATATTGATATTGGTATATGTGAAGAATGGAATGCACCAGAAGTAAGAACTAAACATACTATCGCTGGTATTAATAATGAAAATGATGAACGATGGATGAAACTTATAGAAACACTCTATAACATTAAACTTCCTAGAACTGAAAACAACTTACCTAAGGTTTATAATTCAGGTGTAGTAGTATATTCTAAACAAGGTTTATTAAAAGCCAAATATAAGTTCATTAAATTTAATCTATATACTACTATGATTGAAGGAGCCCAGCTACCTTCTTTTTATACATGTGACCAACCTTACTTACATGCTATGTTAGAAATAGCCAAAATGAATTGGACTACTATGGATTATAAATGGAATAGTAGTGTTCATTATCAACCCGGAACAAAAGATCCAAGACCTGTAGTTGATCTAAGAGATAATGCTAGTTTTGTTCATGTTCAATTAGCAGGAGCTAATAAGTTTGATAGTAAAAAAATGCATAGAGTTGTTAATGATTCGGTAAATGAATGGGCAATATAATAGTACAACATTGGTGTGGTGACTTCCCTCAATGGGCTTTACAAGCCGAACAAACAATAAGAAAATATGCTAGGACTATTAATAGTGAATATTTACTTTTAAAAGATTATCCTATGCAAGAGATGGTTAATCAAAAACAAGAAAAGCCATGGTTAGTATTACAAAAATTATATGTTTTAAATAAAGAATTTGATTCATATGATAATGTATTGTTATTAGACATGGATATGATTGCGACTAAGAATATAGATAATATATTTGACTACGAGGGTATTGGTAGATTACATTTAAAAGGAATGTCTGATGTTAATGCTAGTAAGAATGGTAGAAAATGGTCTACATTATATCATAAAAATGAATCAATGTTTTTTGGTAATTGCGTAAAGCTTAAAAAAGAATACAGAAAAGAGTTGCGTAAAGCATTAAAAAAGGATATAATAGATAATAACAAATCAGCGGATGGATTACCTCCTAATGATGAAATATTAATGCATCATTTATTTTATGTAACTGGAATATTAAAAGATCATAAAGAATTACAATTACCTCATGATAGGTTTTGTGATCTACCTGAAGAAGCACATAAAGATGCTACACTATTACATTTTTGTAATGCTAGGAAAAATAACATACCAGAGGTAGTAAGAAATTTATATGGGCTAGAAATATTATGAAAAATATAATACTACAACATTTTCAACCACATGAGAAATATTTACATTCTAAGACTCATCCTATTGTAGATAAAAGCGCTGAGAACATTGAACGATATGCTAAAGCTTTAGGAGCTGAATATAAACTATTAGATGGTAAACCCTTCATGAAAGATCTTCGTATGCAATGTCAAAAATTGGCTATGCTTAATGAAGAGTATGATGAATACGATACTGTTGTTATGTTAGACTCCGATATGTTTATTCGTAAAGGAATGACAGAGAATGTATTTGAAGCTAAAGGTGTAGCTTGCTTTGACGATGTACATAAGAATAGACAATTACCAGCATTCGTAGATCTCTTTCCTGGCTTCGCTAATCGCAATGTTCAATTGTGGAGTGGAGCATGCTATGTACTATCAAGGGAAGTAAGACAAGCGTTTAGAGCGCAAATAAACCCGGTTACACGCGCATTAATGCGACAGATTAGTCCTCATCCCTTTGTAGAAGAAGGTATAATGCATATGCTTGCCGTTCATGGAAATTTAGGTTATAATATATACGATAAGTGTTTAAATGAAAAATGGCAATATAGTCACTACTTACCTAAAGTAGAAGAGTGTTACATGATACACATAAGAAAAAAACCTTATGATGATACAGAAGGGGTTTATGGTGCTAAGATGAAAAATTATGATGAACTAGTCGATCGTGGATTAATTGAACCATAAATATATGCAAAGGAAGGTTTGATGGAAAAAAGTATTTTAGTACAACAGCTACAAGCTATAGAACAAAAAAATGGGTCTGGAGTTATACCTCGACCGATAAATCATTTGGGCGTGAAGAAATTAGATAAGAGAGCCCATCCTGAAATATTAGCTGCTATTATATGTGATATAAATGACTCGGCTAGTGTAGCATCTACTAGAAAGGTTATACAATCAATACGTGATACTAAATCACATTTAAGTCCTATAATTCAACCAGCTGTTACACCCGCTACATTAGATTTTTATCTAAATAGTTTTGGTAAATCCTTAAGAGATTGGACATGGCCAATTAAAGCAGGATCAGAAAGACTTGATATTAAATCAGGATTAAAATTACATGCATATGGAGCTAAAGATTATAAAAAGGTAGTCTCATGTTTAATGTCTCATATGATTGGTTGGAGACTGTGTGCTTTAATTGAAACTCCAATGGTAATATTAGAACATGATGCTTTTTTTACGCGACAGTTTGATTGGAGTCAAATACCTCCTTGTAAGATTAAACATGAAAGTATTATAGGTCTAAATAATCCTATAGGAGCAACGCGTAAAGCATCTATTTATTATAGAGAAGTAGAAGATTCTTTAGAGCCTCAGATAATGATTAATGCTGATCATCCTAGTAATACTTCAGGTAAACCTTATAGAATTGGTCTACCGTTTAGAAAAGTTCCACGCATAGATGAAGATTATATTCCTCAAGGACTAGCAGGTAATTCTGCATATATAATGAATCCTGGACCTGCTAAGAAATTATTCGGAGCAATTGATACATATGGATTGTGGCCTAATGATGCTATAATGTGTCATCAAATTCTTGGAGAGGAAACATTATATCAAATGTATCCTTACGTAACAGGATTGCAGGGAGTTGCTTCTACAACACAAGGTTAATTATGAAACATTTTGTTATTACTATTATTGATAATGATCAATCCCATGCAGCTGCAGATAAATGTGTAGCGTCTGGTAAAAAGTTTGGATTGGAAATAGATTATTATGATGCATTCACCCCCCATACATGTTTTAACTTTATTCAAGAGCATAAGATTAATACTAGTGCTTTTAATAATAGTGAGTATTCTCGCGAACACAATGCTATGGCTGCCTTTTGTTCTCATCTTTCTCTTTGGATGTATAGTCTGGAGTCTGGTGAAGAAGTTACAATATTTGAACACGATGCTGTTATAATGGAGAACATACCATCCATTGAACATAATGGATGTATATCATTTGGTAAACCATCATACGGTAAATGGATTAATCCTTCTAATCTAGGACGCAACAGATTAACATCTAAAAAATATTTTCCAGGTGCACACGCATATAGAGTAAAACCTAATGCAGCAAAAGTAATGATTGAAAGAGCTATACTTCAGGGAGCTCCAACGGATGTCTTTTTGAATATTGAAACATTCCCTTTCTTAGAGGAATATTATCCTTGGCCTGTAGAGGTCCGAGAAACCTTTTCTACAATTCAATTAGAGAATGGTTGTAGAGCTAAACACATGTATAATGAAAACTATATTATTGAGGAGGTATAATGTCTGTAGCAGTAGTTTGTGTACACTGGGGATCTAAATTCCCTTTAGACTATGTTTATAATTTGAAAGCAATGGTAGAACGTAATACTAATGTTGATCATAAATTTATATGTTATTCTGATAAGGCTATTCCAGGAGTTGAAACAAGGATACTAAGACCTGGTTATGAAGGCTGGTGGAATAAATTACAAATGTTCGATGCTGCTCAGAAACCAGCTGACCGAATGGTTTATTTTGATTTAGATACATTAATCGTAAATAATATTGATTGGTTATTAGAATATGAAAAATGGTTTATGGGTATTGAAGATGTAGGAGCCGTTAATAAACATCAACCTCATTTAAAGAATGTTTTACAATCAGGTGTAATGGCTTGGGACTTTAATGTTATGTCTCATATATGGAATGAATTTGTTTTATCTTATGATAGAGCTGTAGATACATATAGGGGAGATGGAGAATATCTATCTGCTACTGTAAATCCTTATCAAAGACATTTATTACAACATGAATATCCAGGCAAGTTAAAATCATATAAGTATCAAGTATACCCGGGCCCACAAGATAAAGAAACATCTATTATATGTTTTCATGGTAGACCGAGTATAGAACAAGCACTCACAGATACAATAGTCACTCCAATGGCTACATATAAACCACAACAATGGATAAAAAAATACTGGCATAATGACTAAAGTTGCTCATATAGTAGGCAATGGCGATCAAGTTGTAATGTATAAACCTGCTAAAGGCTTGCACATAGCTTGTAATCAACCTCCTTTTCATTTAAATTTTTATACTTCGTGTATAGTTGATTTTAAAATGTGCGCTGCACTTACAGATAGTAGCGTACAAATAAATTACGATTGGACTTTAGGCATGAGACCTAAGGTTTGGTATGAACAAAATAATGGTAATTTTAAAATGAGGTTTGGCCATAAGATAAAAGAATTTTATACTCACTTACCTTCTTATGCTAAAATGCCTGGTGAAGAACATAGCATGGGCCAAGGATATACTAATTTTAATTGTGGTCATATGCCAGCACACTATACAGCCAATAAATTAAAATGTGAAGAGATTCATATGTATGGTTTTGATTCTTTATTTGATATGAATCTTAGAAGTTATACTGATTTTGTATTAAATTCTGATCGAGGTGCATCTAATAATGTTAGATTAAATGATAGGTGGAGACCTATCTGGCAAGGTATATTTAATGAATTTCCTAATGTTCAATGGGTTTTATACCACCCACATGACCAAATAAAATTTCCTGTTGGAAAAAATGTTGAAATAAGAACAAAAAACGGTTGACATTTTTTTTAAACTGTTATATAATTAATATATGATAGTGGAATTCGAAAATATAAAACGTAAAAAGACACAAGATTTTATATGTGATATTTTATATTTTGGTAAAGAACAATTATTTCCACGACATAAAAATATTTTTATAAATATTAAAAGAGTATACAACCAAGGAACCGTTGGTGACGTATTTGAATACGATGACCGTGAGTTCCACATGCGCTATGATGGCACCCTTTCCCCCACAGAAATTGTTACAACCTTATTACACGAAATGGTCCATGTTAAACAATACTTAAGGAATGAAATGCCTGATACATTTGGTTATAAGACTATGAAGGAATATTATAATCAACCACATGAGAAAGAGGCGTATACTAAAGAAGAAATATTAACGGAGGAATATTATGCAGATAAGCGGTTATGACAAACTAGCTCAAGATAAAATAGATGGCAATTTAAACATGACTATACCTTGGTATTTAATGGCGGCCTATGCATATTATGAACAAGATGATCCTATATTATCTGATGGTTATTTTGATAATTTATCAAGAAAGATTTTAACACATTGGGAAGAGATAGAACATATACATAAGGAATTTATTTCTAAAGATGATTTAGCTGCAGGTTCTTTTTTGGGTAAATATCCAAGTAGAGTAAGTGGTGCAGTTAAACAATTGAGGAGCATAAATATATGAGTTGGGGATCAGTATTATTATTTAATAATATATACGGTCATCCGGTAACCCCAATTTCTATTAAGGATCGTTTTGATCCTAAAAAAGACGAGAGGAAAGTAGAACCCACTGAGAAGGTTAAGCTTAATGATTATATGAAACATCCAGTAAAAAGGAGAATGGATAATGACGATGAGTGCACAATTGATAAAAGCTGCTAGGATGCATGCTGAGGGTGAATTAGAAAGAGCTAAAACTAATGTTATGGTATACATGGAAAGCGCTACAGGTATCGGCGAGCACAGCGATATTGTAGAAGCAATTCAAAAAGAATTAGATACTATGGCGGTAGCCAATGATCGCCTAGAAATGTTAGGAAAATATTTTAATGAATATACAGGTCACAGAGAAAGCTAAAGAATAGTTAAAATCTGTTGGTAAACCAAATGTATCTTTAGCAGTTAAAGGCGGCGGATGTGCTGGCTTTACTTATGAATGGGGGACTACAGAAAAGTCCCCTACAATCGAAAATTTATGGTTAGACCCAATGGCAGAGATGTTTGTGTTTGGATGTACTATTGATTATGTAACCGAATTGGGTGGTTCATTTCTCACGGTAATAAATCCTAATGCAAAGTCTTCATGTGGTTGTGGGGAAAGTTTTGCAGTATAATGAGAATAGAAGATGAAGTCAAGCTTGACTTTAAAGATGTATTAATTCGTCCTAAAAGATCTACATTAGGTAGTAGAAAAGAAATAGACCTAACCAGAGAATTTACTTTTCGTAATTATGGTTATGTTGGACATCCAAAATTTAAAGATGATGCACATTTCAAAGGCATTCCTATTATGGCTAGTAATATGGATGGTGTAGGAACTATGCAAATGGCTGATACGTTATCTAAAGAACATATTATGACATGCCTTGTAAAAACATATTCAGTACAACAATTAGTAGATTTTTTTGATCATGAAGGAACCGAAGAACAACCTATTGGTTCACGGACTGATTATGTCGCTATGAGTATTGGTATTACTGAAGAGGATCATAAAAAATTTAGAACAGTATATGAACAGACAGGCAATATGCTAAAATATGTTTGTATAGATGTTGCTAATGGTTATAGTGAACGTTTCAGCGAATTTGTAAAAGATTTTAGAATATTATATCCTAATATAGTTATTATTGCAGGTAATGTTGTAACAGGTGAAATGACAGAGGAGTTATTATTAAGTGGAGCAGATATTGTTAAAGTTGGCATCGGTCCTGGGAGCGTTTGCACTACTCGTATTCAAACTGGCGTTGGTTATCCTCAGCTTAGTGCT